ATCATCATTCTTTCTATATAAATACAGTTGGTCTTCCTCAATAATAAACAAATCATCAACCAAGTGATTCCACGAACTTTTCTCACGACCTTTCATGTCATAATAAATTCTGAAAACATTATGGTGAACAATAACTGTATCTCCAACCTCAATATGCCCAGTGTAATACATAGGCAAGGCTTTTACCAAACCGTATCTATTTGTCACGGTATGGTCCTCCATAGAAGATGATATGACAATCTCTTGTCCTTCAATCATTTTTTTATTGTCGTACCTGTTGCCGTTCTTTGGCGTAATGATAAATGAATATGGTGAACGCATTAAAAGTTGATATTAAATTCTACTGATATAGGCATCGTCTTATTAAATTGTTTCCATCTAATAATTTCGTTATTACTATTCTTTATCCAAATCTCGTATGCTTCAGTCGTTTCTTTAATCAAGTCAATAACATTTGAGTTGTTAAGAACGATTTGACCTAAGACATATTTCATTGAATTAAGATAATCAGGACCTATCGTTATCTTTCGTATCATACTCACCCGTTTGAAGGTTAATTTTTACATCGCCATATTTGGCTTGTAATTCAGCTTGACATTCCTGAAGTTGCATCATGCAAACATCCATATCTTCTGTCGCTCGTTTTAAAAATAAAGCCATGTCAGCAACGTGACTTTTTACTTCCATACTTCTCATCTTTAAAGATGACAATTTAGACAATTCTTCTTCTGTAATTTTATTCATTTTATTAGATTTTATTCGCAAATGTAAACAATATATATCATAAAAACAAAAAACGCATAGCATTTAAGCTATACGTTTCTTTATTTCTTTCCTCCGAATGGTAGGATGAACTTTATTTTTACAATCTGATTGCTTTAATTGTGTCTGTTGAATCGTCAAAATACAAATATGTTGACCCTGGTGCAGCTCCATTTAAAAGAGTTATTGCAGTAGCTGCCGCTGCTGGATTTGCATAACTTGGTAATGATGAATTTGAAAATACTGTTTGACCACTCAGTAAGTTTCCGTAAGCAGCATCTACTCCAAAAGCATTTACATTATTTCCTTCATTTTCTGTAGCAGCATTTGGTCCAAAAGCATTTACATTATTTCCTTTGTTTTGTTGAGCAGCAGCTATTCCAAAAGCATTTACATCATTACCTGTATTTGCAGCGGCTGAAACTGGTCCCATAGCATTTACATCAATTCCAGTATTATTTATAGCTGATTGATACCCTAATGCATTGACAGCATCTCCATTATTGTTTTGAGCTGAATTAGAACCCATTGCATTAACGTTTGCCCCATTGTTACCACTTGCTGATGTATCTCCAAAAGCATTTACAGCAGGACCATCATTTTGATATGCAGCATTACTTCCTATTGCATTAACCCCCGCTCCCGTATTTTCTCTTGCTGAGTTTTGACCCATTGCATTTACTGCATTAGATGTGTTTTGTTGAGCTGAACCAGAGCCTAATGCGTTTACATTAAATCCAGTATTTTGTTGAGCCGCACTATCTCCAAAAGCATTTACATTATCAGCTGTATTACTCTTGCCTGCTTGAAAGCCAAATAGTATTGTACTTGCACCAACACTTAAATCCCCAGCCTCAGTTCCTTGATAATTATTATTGTTTTCTAAGTCGTGATTATTATCTAGTACTTCCTGCAAAGTATTATACAAAGTGTCTCCCGCTGGTCCTTGTGGTCCTGAAGGTCCTTGTAATCCTTGTGGTCCTTGAACGCCTTGTGCACCATCATTACCTTGAAGTCCTTGTTGACCTGTTGGTCCTTGAGCACCCGTAGCTCCAGTTAGTCCGATTGGTCCTTGTGGTCCGATTGGTCCTTGAATACCTTGAATACCTTGTGGTCCTGATGCTCCAGCAATTGCCAATAAAGCCCAGTTAGCAGTATCTAAAGGTGGAGGAGTAGTCCCTGCTGTATTGGCTATTGCAAAATATGAACTTCCGTCATAACCTACTACCTCGTTTTGGTCGTAAGAAAAACCAGGAACAAATGTACCTTGCCATGAAAGACCTGCTGGTAAAACTCCTGCTGGTCCTTGAACTCCTTGAGTTCCTTGAGCCCCCGTTGGTCCTGCTGGTCCCGTGTCCCCTGTTAATCCTTGAATACCTTGCGGTCCTTGTGGTCCTTGCGCACCAGTTAATCCTGGAGTACCTTGTTCTCCTTGTGGTCCTTGAGAACCACCAATAGCTGCAATTTCTCCTAATGTAAAATTCCTAGTAGCTCCAGTTGAATTAACCGTTCCAACAACTTTGTCTGCCGAGTTAGCTGGTGCTTGTAATGTATAATCTTTAATTCTCATATCGTTATGTATTTTATACCGTTCTCAATAGTGTATTTTTTAGCGTCAATCATAGCTTTCATTCGTTGCCAATTAAATCCAAAATTCATCTCGAAATGCGGGTAGTCTTTAAAACTTTGCCAGTCCCCGCCATTGGTCCAACCTCTTGATTTGAATAAATTCGTTACTTCCTTCCAATCGGCAATTGTGTCTTTGTCAAAATCCTTTGTCATTGACCAACTAGCTTCCTCAAACTTGCCATCTCCATCATTATCATACAACATAACAATGTCAAACGCTAATCCGTAATTGTGGATTGACTGCCATGCTTTCGCATTTGTAACCTTTGGTCTTTTCTTGAACAACATATCTTGCTCTTCAGGACTTCTGTAAACATATGCCAATCGTAATCTCGCTCCTTTACCCAATAGATTGTTAGCATCTGTGTAATCTTTCAACAGTTGTGCTCTCACTTTTGGGTGAGCTAATTTTATTCTTTCAAGTGATATTGCGTCCATAGTGTTTTTATTAACAATTCCATTTCTTCAAACTGAGTGCTTTTCTTGTCGGTCTTCCTTTTTCGTCCTTCATGGGTCCAGGCATACCTGACATTCTAGCACAGAAAGATTTTCTCCGCTTGGCATCCTTACTGTCTGGGTCTAATTTTGAAGGGGGTGTCGTAACTGCCATTTTTAGCTTGCTTCCAGTCTCCCTGTTGTATTTATCTATGCCCTTTTGAGTTAACCCACCACTTTTAGATTTTTCTCCTTTTTTAATTGATAAAGATACTTGTTTTTTCATAATCTTTTAAATATGCAAAATTATACTTAATGCTTTTTCTTTTTCCTGAACAAACCATACTTATAAATGAATGACTTATATTGTATACTAATTTTGCCTCATTTATGCAAGAATAGACAATATTTGTATTTAAATCTATTACTTTTTTAGCAAACGGATTATTACCTAATGATTGCTTTATTCTCATTTTTTCTAAAGAAGATTCTTTATGTTTTAAACCATAAAGATGATGGTTTTCCCCTGAAGGATATTCTGTTCTTCTTAAAGCCGCTTCTTTCATTAATTTTTTGGTTTCATCCGAATGCTTTCTTCCTTTCATTGGATGTTCATTGCTTAGTCTCCAAATCCTATTTTTTTCTATTATTTTATCTATTGATTCTTTGGTATGTCTTACACCTGAATCTCCCCCTTCTGTCCTATTATATCCGTTAGGAACCATTGTATTAAATTCTTTAATTTTTAATTTTTCAAAACTTTTTGCCTCCTCTAATGTTAAATTGTTTTTTAAAATTTCAAAATTAAATTTTTCAAATCCATACTTTTTTATAGCTAAACAAAAAACAACAGCTCTACTTCTAGCACCTTTATGTTGACTATATCTTCTTTTTACATCAAAAGTAAGACCTACATACTGTTTTTTATTTATTGTATTTGTAAAACAATAAACAGAATAATTTCTTTTTATCATTTGCTTCGCCATACTACTTCTTTACAAGTACTTGAAATAATTGAGCTAAGAAATTAGGTCTTCCCCCATTAATGTCAACTTTCTGTCCATGGTAAAGAGCTACGCTTGTACTAACAACCCCTACCCCTGCAAGTATTCCAACCCCAATCGGTGCTGTTACTACTCCAAGACTTAATACCGTTCCGACTGCTACCGCTACTCCTGATGCAATACGCCCAATTCTTTTAGATTTAATTGGCGTTGGCTCAGCAAATCTTTCAATCAAATTCATGTCTTTAATCCTTTTCATCTTCTAAATTTTTTAAAGTTATAGGTTGAGTGATAATAGCATATAAAGGTCTCTTGTTCTCAGTATGTCTCTCTGCTGTCGGTCTTGTTAATTCACGGTAAATATTAACCCTTGAGTCATTACAAGCCTGCAATTCTGTCTCTAGTAAATCTACACGCTTGTTTGTCATAAATAACCATATAGCTATAATTCCAAATCCTCCGTATTTTTTAGCAAGTGTTACAAACTCTATCATATCTCTTCGGGTATTTCTTGTTTGTACTCATTTAATCTTGCTGTTAATTTTCCTAAAGTATCAAAATACTCTAAGTATGGTTGACCTGTTACGACTTCTGAACCTTCTTCAAGTTGTCCGCAACAAAAAACGTCAATTCCATTATGTGCTAAAAAATATTTCATAACCCACCGTCTACTATTGTCCATAAATTTGGAGGACTTGTTAATACTAATTTTGACACTGTTGATGCAATAGTTCTCTTAATTGTTCCAAAGCTAATACTAATATTTGGTTTAACTGGTCTTGATGCCCAACCAATTAATAAAGCATCGTAATTAGCAGTTGAATAATTAGAGAATGTTTTACCAAACATGAAATTAGCAAAATTAGTCACATTTCTAATATCCCAATTTCCTATGTTTTGATTAAAATTAGTTGCTTGATAAAACATTGTATTCATACTTGTAACACTTAATACATTCCAAGACCCAATATTTTGATTAAAAGCTGATGCTCCTCTAAACATACCTAACATATTTGTTACAGCTAATGGTTGCCATGAAGTAATGTTACCATTAAACAATGTACAACCAAAAAACATTTGTGATGTATCTGTTACAAGTCTTATATCCCAGCTATTTAATGATTGGTTTAATCTAGTACAATTATAAAAACAACTTGACATAGTATTAATTCTTGACACATCC